GTTGGTGTGTATGAATGTCTATTGACGAGCAAATCATGTATTTGCATTAAAATGTAGCTCTTCGACTTCATTATTTTATAGCAAAGGATTTTCTATTCAAAGATGTAACACACGCATAGAATTCTGGATTTTCGAGAACGTTTTTAGTGATACGATCCCATTGCTTCTTCATCCTGAATTCTTGGAGTGTATCGAACGACATGAAATCGTTTTCGTCGTGCGTACGCTTAATAGGTTGTTTTTGTATTTTTTTAGCTATCGTCTTTTGTTTCTCATCGTTGAACTTCTTAACGAGATCAACTTGTTCGGGTTTTGTGTAATTCACAAAAAACACAAAGACGTTATATTCCAACTCGACGGCTGGACTTTCTTTGACTATAAATTTAAATTCTGTATACTCGCCTTTCTTCAAAGAAACGACACCACGCGTTTCTTCTTCAAGTTCGCGAAGGGCACACCGAATTGGATTGAAAATCTCTCTTCGGCGACACCCTCCGGTCACGAATATCCAGTCTTTAAAGCGCTTATCTCTCACCGTTAGGAATTTGGGTTTGTCGCTCGTAAATGTTACTGGTACCGCTATCGCTTTATATTTCTTCATTGCGCTGATCGCAAGTTATAATCTTCGGAGATGTTAATTTTCTTTGGACTCGGCAACATTATTGATTACGACCTCTTCCTCCTCCTCTTCATCGTGTTCTTGGATAACACGTTGCTGAGTGGGTGGTGGTGGTGTGTGCGCTTGAACGATTTTATTACAGAAACCTTTGATACTTTCGATATCACTCTTAGCTTGTGTAAACTCCTTGTACATGTAAACGGTGGCCGCAATGCACAAAATAACAGCTACAATAGTGAGAGTCTCTCTATCGAACGAGATCATACTTTTGTGTAATAGAAACGTTGAATTTTTTTAAGTAGCTTCCTCCTGATTAATGGGGGAAATGAATTTTTCGAGTGTCCTGGATTTTGGGTCATACGTGAGTACAAACACGAATCCTAGAAGAAATAAATACTTCCAAAGCATTTGATATTAGTGTCTAATTTAATTAGAGTACATCAAACCACCCATACCGTTTTCAATGCGCATAATATTGTAGTTCACAGCGTACACGTCTTGGCCAGCGGTAAAGGTACCACCGGTGGAGACGAGACGCGCCGAGTCGAGGCGACTGAAATTGAGCGAACCAGTTGGTTGCAACTTCGCGGTCTCGAGGCAGAATGGATACAAGAAGTAGTTACCCGCATCATCCTCAACGGACGAAGACGCCGTGTGGTAATACAAGGACGCCTCGGTGTAGTGTGGGACGGTTGGCTTGGAATCGGTAACATCGGTACCGTTGATTTGGAGCTTCATGGAACCAGTAGCAATACCGAGTTCAGCGGTGTGGAATACATTGGACGACGCCACGAGCTTGACTGGGTGGTTGAAGTTGAGCTCTTGCATGGCGTTACCCGACGCGATAGACTTTTGCGTTTGGGTGATGATCATGTTTTGTGGAGTACCCGCCAAAGTGGTGCGTTCATCGGTATCCAAGTAGATGTATTGCGCGTGAACTTCATAATCAGTGGCCGCTGGAGTATCCCAGGTAATTCGCAATTCAACATCGTGGTACTGGAGCGCGATCAATGGGATCGCAGATTGCCAGTTTTCACAGAAAGAGAATCGAAGGGGGTAGATTCGAGTCTTGGACGATTCCAAACGATCTGGACCCTTGCTCGTGTTTTGAGCGAGGATAGTTGGGGCGATGTACTGAGAAAAGTGAGACGATTGGTCATCAATGACCTGGCCACCGACCAACCACTCGACCTTCTTAATTCGGGAAGCCCATTCAGATTTTTTGAGAAGGGCTGGAGTGCGCTGCGTGATGTAGCAGTATCCGAGGAGATCCCCCTTGCGTTCGAAACGAACGGTGGAGATACCACCAGCGGCTGGAACGCCCTGGAGCACTTGGCGTTCTACGGTTTGGGCAAAATTTGTGTGACGTCGATAGTTAGATCTGAAAAAGCTGACTTCAGGCTGGCCGACGAGGTGGGCATCCTGGGCGCCGACGGCGACGAGTTGGGCAATACCACCAGACATTTTATATATATTGAGGTTATTTTTTTAAATGGCTATCTTTACATGATGGTGCTACATCATGTAAAGATAACGAGAAGTTGTTTCGATCAACTGACTTTCGGGTTATGAGCCCGACACGCTTCCACTGCGTCATCCCGTTTGCTGCACCCGACGCGATTTGAACGCGCGATCTCCTCCTTACTAAGGAGGCGCATTAACCACTATGCTACGGGTGCCTCTCCACCTCTGGGTTTCGATCCCAGTACCCCACGGTTAACAGCCGTGTGCTCTTCCAATTGAGCTAAGGAGGAATGGTCCGGCCTACCCGATTCGAACGGGTGACCCGCTGATAACAATTTTTACATTGCAAATTTAGTATTATGTACTACAGTCAGCTGCTCTTCCATCTGAGCTAAGGCCGGATAAGCTCCTACCTGGACTCGAACCAGGGTTATTGGATTCAAAGTCCAAGGTGATGACCACTACACTATAAGAGCTTATGTGAAGAAAGGTTACACCTCCTCTTCATTATTACTAGCGCTATTTTCTTTAACCTCCTTTGTATATTTAAAATGATACATCACTATCGAAAACAATCCCGCCGACACATTCGTGATAGTCATAGGAACTACGTCATAATACACGGAATATACGAGTGCAAACGCACTCGCGAGAAGATTAAGGTGTAAAAAGGAGTAATTTATAGCTTTCGCGTCCTGATTACGATACACGTGTATGACTTCTGGGATAAACATGAGTGTTATGAGTATTGAACTCGCAAATCCCAACACATCTACAACATTCATTCAACTTATTTGAGTTACCCCTTTTCAGTTTAAGCCCTTTAATCGAAATGGCACGTTATATTATTATATAAATATTCAATCGTGTTTATAGATGGACATCCTATTCAAGGACGAATTCGATATGTTAGATAAGCTTGACTGGAGTTCGACGGAACACGTCAGAAAATCACAAGACCCCGATAAAATTATAAACACCGACCCCGATGAAGAATTTTATATTGTCAGGAAAGAAACATTCGGAGATTTACAGACACCAGAAAGTTTAGAAGAAAAATCAAATAGATATAACTACACACCCCTTTTTGCCGAAGATATCATAGTTCGCATAATGGATAAACTTAAAAAACATTATAACAAGAGCTTCGTTGAACACCGCGGTACATTTATGTATCAACCGGGTGGTAGGTGTGGCTGGCATACTAATAGCAATGCTCCCGGTATGCGGATCTATTTAACGTGGGCCGAAGAAGATAACAAAAGTTATTTTAAGTATTTTGACAATGAAACAAATCAAATTGTCACTAAATACGATAAGAAGGGGTGGCATATAAATAAATTTATTATACCCCGTGAAGGTAGATTATGGCACTTCGTAGGTAGTGATACGAATAGGAAAAGTCTTGGGTTTTTAATACCAGTATAATGTAAAAATGGGTTGGTTTTCGGAAGTCGGTGGTTCACACCCGTGTATAATATCCGTAGAATATGGTGACTGGAGAATAGATAATAAGTCTCAACGACTCATGTTAAAAGATATAGAACATCTATTGACCGATGACAGAAAGAAAACTATAAAACACGATGAAATCGCTTGGAAAGGGTATGATTTAAAAGACCACGCTATTGGCTACAACTGTATATGTTGTGGTGGTATCCGTTATGAATTGTGTGATACCGCATACCCACCAATAATTGTTGAAAATATGCCCAATCCAGCTAACCGTAAATATCGCATGGTAGATGGCAAACATAGAATGCAAAAGCTTAGATTGTCAAATGTCAAGGAGAGTGACTTTTATGTTTTAGAATACACAGACGTTGTAGATAAAATAACTTTACACCCGCTTTATAACTTCATACTGTAGTACTTGTTCAAATTCGATGTATTCACCTGAATAACTACTACAGAGCTTCTATAGCTTCAACTCTCTTCAATAATTCTTCGTATTTAGTTTCGAGTGTCGCTGTTTTAATTTTTTCAGCTTTGAGTTGCTCATTTACCTCTTTGAGGGCGGCGGTGGTCACTGTAAATATTTCATTATAATCGAGTGACCTGAAATCATCAGTTTCTGTACCGATAATTTTGTATTTACCCTCTTCTATTAATTCTGTTTCATGCAGTAGTTTCATAACAGTTCCACCTATTTCAGGTTTACCACAGTATTCCGGGTCATACAAAAAAACACTCGAATTACCTGTTACAGAAGAAGCATTGATAGCTACTACTTTGTCAACATCAAATGTAGATGGTATTGGGTTTTCTAACGTAAGCGTGTACATGAACACGTCTTTTTCTTCGTCTTCAAATTGATATTTTATTGATTGTTTATTTGAAAATTCACCCATCATATTGAAATCTACCAGTGTTCCATCACCCTTATTGACTACGTTTGGTAGTTCTTTCTCAATTTCTTGACCAATGAAGCCAAATGTAAATTGCCCCGTATCTTTCATTTTGTAACTCACTGGTCTGATTTTTTCAAGTTTCGAAAGTGCAATCTCCGGGTCGAGGGTCTGAACGTCTGTCTTTACACGTTCATCGGACGTTACGACCATTCCCACGGATCTGACATAATTTGCCGCTCTTATACTCACGTAGAATTGGAGTTGTGTATCGTCCGAGGTCACGATGTGGTCACCGTGGGACAGAGCACGCCACGCCGACCATCCGAGACTGTGATGCCACGCGCCCCCGGAGACATATAACGTACCGCTGCAAGTATCACTGGCGTCACTGCGTAGAAACTGGCTCGCTTCAAGATTATCGACTGTATCGGCGTTGTCCGCGCTGGTGGCAGTGGTGGCACTGTCCGCCGTCGCAGCATTCCCAGTTGTGTCCTGATTCAATGTGGGGATACGAGCGGTATCAAATGTTCCACCGGTAATCTTACCCGCGTCCAAGCCGGGGATACGAGCGGTAGCAAATGTTCCATCATCAATCTTATCCGCGCTCAAGTTGGGGATACGAGCGGCAGCAAATGTTCCATCATCAATCTTATCCGCGCTCAAGTTGGGGATACGAGCGGCAGCAAATGTTCCATCATCAATCTTATCCGCGCTCAAGTTGGGGATACGAGCGGCAGCAAATGTTCCATCATCAATCTTATCCGCATTCAAGTTGGGGATACGAGCGGCAGCAAATGTTCCATCATCAATCTTATCCGCATTCAAGTTGGGGATATCACTCGCACTCAAACTCAGTCTATCAGAACTAACAGTTCCGTCCGCCAAGTTAGATGCATTCAAACCCGTGAGAGCTTCTCCACTCGCGACGATCACCCCTGCACTGAAATTTCCATTCGCGTCTCTTACGACAATAGCACTGCCAGTGTTACCGCTATCCGCCGCAATCGTAGCAGAGTTTTCGAGGCCGAGGGATGATATCATACCAGCGGCTGTATTTTTTCGTATGATATCGTCGACTGAAGAATAAAATACCTCGTCGGAGGTTCTCGCAGACGCTGGCACGTTATGCGTCAATTCCATGTTCGCCGATTTAAATTTATTAGCGAGCACGTCACCGTTTCCGTCCCGTGATACAATCGAATGAGTAGTAACGCCAGAAGATACCGCGTTACCAGACATAAATTCCGCGTGTACGTGATCTATCTTCATCTGTAATGTAGCCATATTTTATTATCATGCATCTGGCCACGTCATATTGTGTTTAATTAACGAGACCATTCCTTCTAGTTCTGTGAGTCGAGTGGTTAGGTCCGCTGTTTTAATTTTTTCAGCTTGGAGCTGCTCATTTACCTCTTTGAGGGCGGCTGTGGTCACTGTAAATATTTCATTATAATCGAGTGACCTGAGATCATTAACTAATGTACCGATAATTTTGTATGAAACACCTTCTTTTACATTATCCTTTTCAGATAATAACTTCATAACAGTTCCACCTATTTCGGGTTTACCACAGTATTCCGGGTTATAAAAAAACTCAGCTGTACTACCTTCACTCACACACGAAGCTTCTATATATGTTGAGCGGTTAACATCAAACGTAGACGGTATTGGTACGTCTAATGTAAGTGTATATACAAACACGTCCTTTTCTTCGTCTTTACCTTGATATTTTATTGATTGTTTATTTGAAAATACACCCATTATATTGAAATCTGATATGTATCCCGTATCCTTAGCAACTACGTTTGGTAGTTCTTTCTCAATTTCTTGACCAATGAAACCAAACATAAATTCTCCCGCATTTTTCATTTTATAACTCACTGGCCTAATTTTTTCGAGTTTCGAAAGTGCCATCCCCGTGTCGAGCGTCTGAATATCTGTCTTTACACGTTCATCTGATGTTGCGAGAAGCCCCTCACCCCTGATCCAATAAGTTGCTTTTATACTCGTCCAGTACCAGTAAGTTTGGTCTTCGCTTAGGGAATAATTCGCGTGGCTAACGGTATTTGCAATGAAGTACCGTTGGTCGTTTATGGATTCATTGACGTATCCAGTTACGTTAAGCTGGTACTCGCATTCAGTATTCTGGTCAGTGCGTAGAAAAGAACCTATTCCAAGACCACCGACTGTATTGGCGTTGGCCGCCGTGTTCGACGTTTCCGCATTCCCACTCGTGTGCTGATTACCCAAGCTATTCACACCGGGGAGGTCTATAGAACCGGACCCATCAAAATTAACACCCCCTATTTGTACGTTACTCGCAAATTTTGATGCCGTAGATGCATTTCCAGTCAATGGACCCGAAATAGTAGTCGCCGTTAAAGCCCCCACATTAGCCGAACCATGTACATCTAACTTGTACGCGGGACTCGTAGTCCCGACACCGACGCTACCATCGGCGTCTATGTGTACACATTTACTGAATGTCCCACCACTATACTTCAAATCATCTGTATTTGAAGTAAAACTGAGAGATGAGTCCCATTTGGTTTGGTCATCCACGCCGTAAAAGGTGAAGCTGTTTGTGAAAGCCATAAAGTTCGCTCCACTCGGTGAAGCGTCGTTCTCATCAACCATATTACCCACCCACAAACCACGGGCGTTATCGGGGTTTCTGTTCGCACCCTCAGCGACAGATGCGTAGTGGGTATAGTTTATATGTTGGTTAAAGTCTCCTGTTGACTTATTGGTACGCTTGTCTACTAGATTAGCAGACCCCGCACTCTGATAAATGTGCAATCTTGTGTCGGCGGAATTCGTCCCGATGCCGACGTTGCCGTATGTGAGAAGGTTTGCGAGTTTCATTGAGGTGAAATTACCAGACATGTGACCCTGGTTTGACGCCCCTCCAAGGAGGTGTAAATATCCGTCGTTACCCGGTGAAAAATTGTACCAGTCACCTGAGGAGTGTAAAAACAGCCCTTCTTCATCGCCCGTACTACCAGTGTTATGGCATTTTATACTACCATAGACGTGTAATTCCTTGTCGGGGTCGTTCGTCCCGATGCCGACGTTGCCATCTTTATCAATTCTCATACGTTCCGTATTACGTGTTTTAAAATACACCATTTGATAATTTGTCGATGTATTTGCTCCACACAATACTATTGAACTCACATTTGA